CTTCATAATCAAAAATTGATGTTTGTTTAGTGTCCGACTTTTTGTAGATATTTAAAGCGGTTTCAAATATTGTTTTTCCAGCTTCATAATCGACCAGGTTACGAGCAATTTTAATTAAACTTTGTTCACCTTTATAATCGTTAATGTTTATTTCATGAATATCACAAAGCTGTTTTAATTCGTTTTTTGCTTGGCTTACAATACCACTTATATTTCTGTTGCTTACAACTGAAGGTAAATTAAAATTAGTCCAATACAAATGCCTATCTCTTTTTTGTGCTGTTATCAATGGTTCGTAATAAGGAATCACATTTTCAACTACAAATTTACCGTGTTTGTAATAATGCTGTAAAAATAATATTTCTTCATAAAGTTTTAAATCCGGATAAATTGGCTCTGTTGTTGTGTCGTAATTTGAACTATTCCAATACCTGGCTCTTGAATGGCTCGGACACGGTGGCGAACTCCAAATAAAATCAAACTCTTTAAAGTGGTCTAATAAATATTGATGTGCGTCCGCAACAATTACATTGTCATCTGGAAAACGTTCTTTATAAAGTCTTGCAAGTTCCTGGTCCAACTCAACCGCAGTAACTTCTATTTCAATATTTGCATCTTTTGCAACCTCATTCCATTTTGCCCTATTACCCCCCAAGCACGCATATAAATTTAAAATTTTGTATTTAGTCATAAGTCTCTTTATAATCGGTTAATTTTTTCTGTGTTTTCATTAATTCTATTTCCGTGTTTTGTAACTTAGTTTGCAAGGCTCGATTTTCACTTACTAAGTGGTTTAAAACCAATCTGACGTGTTCAAGGTCTTTTTGTTGCTGTTCTATACCTTCGCTTTTTTTAGGCTCTAAACGTCTTCTAAACTCTAGTTTATTCCAAGTTAGATTTAAGTTTATAAAGGCGAGGTTAATTGCTATTTCTTTATCCATAGTTAAAAGGGTAAATCAAAATTAGTATTTATTTTTATTCCGTCTTTTCGTTCGAGTGGATTAATACCAGCACAAGTGAAACCCGTTCCATATTCGTATTTAAAACGCACGGCATCGTTTAAAGGCGTGGGCTTACCGCCGGTCTCGGTCTCTTTGATTTTCTTAACATGAACGTGAGTGTACATCCAGTTTAAAGGGTCGGCAACATATCTATGAATTACAATAAAATCGTCGGCTCTATTTCCCCACTTACCGCCCCCTTCAGCATCTGCCATATTCGGAGGCATTGGATGTCCTTCGAAGTCGCCTTCTTTGTGAATCTTTCTTAAGGCTTCGGTTGCTGCGTGAACACATAAATAAATAGTTGTGTTCGTTTTTTTGGCAAATAATCTTAAACGGGTAGCCATTTCGTAGTCATATTCGTGAGAATTACTTCCTTTTGGTCTTATAAATGAATTGTGAGGGTCAATCATTAACACATCGTAGTTACCTAACTTTTGAACTTCTTGCATAAATTCTTCTATTGTCCAAGCCTTTGAGGTATCTATAAAGTCAAAGTGTAATTCAATGAATAGTTTAGCCGTTTCAAGTTGTTGTTTGTCTATTTCTGTTATCTTTTGACCTAAATACAACTCTATTAAGTTACGTTTCATACCTGTTACCGTGTTTTCAGCACTATAAATTAGGTGTTTAAGAGAGTGTTTCACACTCAAACAAAGAAGGTAGTACAAAACAAAGTAAGTTTTACCCGTGTTTGCGTGTCCTAAGATTATATTAAAAGACGCTTCTTTAAACCTTAGGTAAGTATCTAAGTCTATACCTATACCCTTACCTATTGGAACTTCGTTCCTCCTAAGCAACTCTAAAAAGTCGTCGTTTTGTCTATGGTTAATTAACATTAGTCTAGAATTACGTATCCGTTAATATCGATTTTAGGTTGTCTAAGTGGTTGTTTATCATTAACATTTTCTTTTTCTTTTACATTATCTTTCTCTTTAGGTTTTGAGTTTGATAACCACTGGTTTTCATTTTCTAAACCACTGGTTTTTTGTTTTGGTGGTCGACCCCCTTTTTTACCGTCTTTATAACGTTTATTATTTGAATCAATAAGAGGTTGAATAAGTAGCCAAATAACTTTTAAATGATTAGGTAACTCCATTTCATAACCTAAACCATAAGAACAAATTTTATCGTACATTATTAACTTGTCGTTATCTTTCAGTAATTTAATAGCCTCAAACCAACTTTCATAAAATACAAAACCGTCTCTTTTTTCCATAATTTTTAATTTTAGTGCAATAAAAAAGCCCCTATTCGCGTCACGGCTTCCACCTCGTGAGTTGAATAAAGGCTCAAATAATCCTTTTCAGGTTCTATAACGTGGAAGCGAACCTACTTAATAATAGTAAAAAAGTTATTTTGTTTTTTTATCAAATCTTTCGCACCAATTAAACCACTCTTTTAAAGTCCATACTTGATATATTGCTTTAGGGTCAACATCCGCTTTTTTAATCGCGTCTTCAGGTGAATAGGCTTGTAATATCTTATAATCATAAACACCCTGAATATAGTATTGTATTCTATAAGGTTGCATATTTCAAAAAGGTAAGTCAACTTTTGGTGTGTCCGTCTTTTGGTACGGTTCGCTTAACTTCGCGCTGTAAAATTTACCGTTTTTACCGTCTCTTACCCATAAAGCAATCTCGATTTCTTCACCTTTCCAGTTAATCTTTCCTTTCATGTCTGGCTGGTTATCGTTAGTTTTTTCATTCTTGAAAATTGCGCCTGTGTTTTCTTTCTGTTCCATTTGTTTTTGTTTTAAATTTAAGTAAATTATTTTAATTCTCGTTTTAATTTTTCAATGTAAAGCGTTGCATCCATCAACTCCTCTTGCAAGTGGTTTAACCATCCTAACAAGTCAACGTCGGTACGGTCTAAATTAGTTCCGTATTTCTGTTGTCCGAGTTTTGACCGTTCCCAATATTTACCGAGTACAGCTAATAATACTGTGTCTTCGTGTTGTATGCTTTCGTTTGTTATATTCATTTTATTAACTGGTTAAAATATGCTTTACAATATTGTATTCGTGTTTTCATTTCTTCAATTACTGCCTCGTTGTATTCAACGTGAAAGGCTTTTACTCTTCGGTCTTTCGGTATATGGTCGAAATTATGAGAAGCCATAACAGTTCGGATAGTTTCTTCAGAGGGTTCAATCTCGTATTTTCCCCACGCGGTTCTTCGTATTTCATCGTTAACAATTTCTTCAGGTGTATTAATTAAACAATAACTTATTAATCCGTGTTTCTTTCCAGTGAGCCACATATAGCCCATTACTTGGTAATAATAGTCTTTATTCGGAAGTTCGTCTTCAAAAAACGGGAATGTTTCACCTGACCAACTCGACTTTACGTCAACTATTAAATTATCGGTTATTATGTCGGGCGTTCCTTTGATAAATTCGTTTTCGAAATACTCATCGTTTTTTGTTATAAAACCAAGTTCTAATACCTCTTCAGTTAGTTCGATAGATTTATCTTCAACTTCGTTACCTTTGTCAGTATAACGGCTTTTAAATTGCTTTTTAATTCCATACAAATGTTCAATTGCTAATTCGTGAACGTATGTTTTTGCGGTTTGACTTAACAACTCACTTTTTGAACGTGGCGAGGTCATAATTTTTCCAAGTGCTGAACATCTTATTTTCATTTTAAAGTCTTTAAAGCGTTAGTAATTAATGCAGTTCTATTTTGGTCTGCATATTCTTGAGTAATGTGACCATTTTTAACCATATCTTTAATAGCCTTGTTAATTACTCTTACCTTCATAACATCATCATTATTACGTATCGGTTGCTTGTCGCGTGTTATTCTTATACTTTTACTCATATCTCATTAAGTTTAGCTTGTTGAACTTCGGTTAATTGAAACTTGGCTAAGTCCGTTTTTTTAGCGTCGCCCCTTTCAATTGCTTCAAGTGCCTTTTGGAATCTTTCGTCGCTTATTAAATTGCCTTGCGTTTTAACAGCCTCAGAACTTAAATTAGCGTCGTCGTCAACAGCTTGTAAACTTAAAAGTGACTGCAAAGTGTATCGTCTGAAATAAGTAACCGCAGAACCTATCTTTTGAGGGTCTAAAATTTCAGGTAGTTTCATTTCACTACATACATTTTCGCCTGTTTCAGCATCAATAATGTAAGTTTTAACGAATCCGTTTTCAATAGGTTGTAATAAAAGCAAATTGTGTTCTAATAAAACTGGCTCAACTTCAGCAATAATTGCGTTAATGTCAGCGTAACTACTTTTAAAATGAGGGTTCTTTGAGTTCTTTGCAACTTTTCCGATTGCTTGTTTTGCTCTCCATAACTTAAAATAAAAGTTTTGTGGCGTTGGGACTGCGTCCTCTAAAGGTTGTTTTTTCATATACTCTGTTTTTAAATTTGTGCTAAGTTAATAACTTTTTTTTAATCAACAATTTTTTTTAGTTTTTTTCCGAGTAAATCGTCTAAGCGTATTAAATTCCTTACATAATTCACGTTGATGTCGTCAGTTTGATAAACGAAGTTTTTAGACTTTTCTTTTATTGTGTCGATATTCTCTATTATTTCAGGATAACCGAAGCCCTCATAAGCGTTTATTATTTGTTTAATGGCGTGTATTACTGTTGAGTGGTCGCGCCCGAATTCCTCTCCGGCTTTCTGTAAACTTTTACCACCTAACCAACCCCAAACCATTCCGATATTACGCCACATTACGACTTCTTGTCTTCGTGTTTTTAACGTTTCACCCTCGAAAATAAACGGGCAACTGTTGTAGAAGTCGACCATTTCAAAAGACGAATAATTAATTAATTTACTTATTTTACCCCTTTGTAGTTTCATTCTCTTTTGCTTTTAATATTTGTAAGTATAGGTCTAGGTTAAAATTTCCCCCTTTGTCGCCTTCGTGTTTCTGACCTCTCCAATAATTTATAATTGTGTTTAAGTCGATGTATTTCATAAGTCTATTTTATAATCGTTTAACGTTTCGTTGAATTGCTCGTAAATCTTATTAAGAATTTCGTATTCTTTTTCGTCGTGGTCTCCGTGTTTCCATTCACTACGAATCCAATTTTTAAAGTCGTGTAATGCGCTGAAATAGTCTCCGCCTCGCAAGTGAAATTCAGCCTCTTCGTAGTCTTCAAATTCAAGTGTAATTTTCATAATTCAATTATTTGGGTTAATACTCTTTTATAACTTTCTATTAATCGTGTTTTACCACGTTGACAAGTGTCGATTTTATCCTCTGAATGTTTTTTAAATCCGTTAGGTGCTGCAATCTCTACGTTGTATCTTAACATCTCGTCAATTTTATGTTGCATCTCGTTAGCCAATTCAAGCAAGGCTTCAGCTTTGTAATGCAATTCTTTTATTTGTTTAATATTCGTCTTCATATTCGTCTATTTCTTCGTTAATAATTCCTGTACCTTCGCAAATTTCACAAGCTACAATCTTAGAGCAACCACCGCAACACATTGAAGCTGGTAAATCGCAGTCACCTATAACCTCCTCGTATCCTGTGCCGTCGCATTCTGAACATTGAACCTCTTTCATAGCGTTTCAATTAAACCGATTAATAAACTAATTAGTAAAAATGCAATTAAAAAATCTCTGTAAATTTTCATGTTCTCTGTTTTTAAAGGTTAGTAATTAATTCTAATCATATCTTCGTTAAAGTTTCCTAAGTTGTCACAAGCCCATTGAACCGCACTTTCATAACTGTTAAAATAAATAACTTCTTTTTGGAAACCGTTTTCTTTGTTTAAGAAAGTAATGTAAAATTGATTTTCTGTTTTCATAATTTCTGTTTTTTCGTTGTTGATTACCTTACAAATGTACATAACTTTTTTATTTGTGAACAATTATTTTAATATTTTTTTCAATTATTTTTAGTTTGCCAGTATTTATTAAGGTTATAGGCTGAAAAAAAAGATAAATATTTAAGGCTATAAGCATAAAAAAAGCGGTATTTCTACCGCCTTAATTAAACCTAACCGAAAAAACAGAGTATTTTAGTGAACAACTAAGCGCCTAAATTAACGAATATTTTTCTGTTTTAATCTAAATGTTAATAAATCTGTATAGGATTTTTGAGATAAAATAAAAGTTCCCTTTTTACAGTCGTGACATTTCATTTGATGTTTAACCGTACCTGCTGCGGTGACATAACCAGCGTGTCTACCTATGTTATAACTTGAACAATGAGGGCAACTGTATTTTTCCTCTCCAAAAACAACCCCGTAATGCTGTGTCGGTTTAATATAAGGCTCTAATTTATGGTAAACTTGCTCTAATATTTGAACGTCTTTCTTACAATACTCGACCATCCTATCGAGGGCTTCAGGGTCTTTATTTAAAACTATCCTTTTCCACGTTTCAAAACCCCCATTTTCTAACTTTCCCGAACCGAGTAAAATCTTACCTAAATAATCGAGTTTATTAGAATTAAAATAGAAGCCATTTTTAGCCTTTTTAAGCGTGTCAATTGATACGTAGTGAGCTAACATATCAACGCCTTGCATAACTGCTCTTGTACGTAGCCATTTCGTGTCAAATCTATCTGAGTTGTGTCCGACTATTTCGTGCGCTGAATTTAAGACCTTAATAAAGTCTTTTAATAACTTCTTGTCGTTTTGCTTTTTGTCCCACGTTAAAGAATGAACTTCGTCTTTGCCTTCCCACTTCCAGCAAACGCAAATTATTTTACGTTCTTCGATAATGTTATCGGGGTCAATGTTTAGATTGTAGCCACTACGCCACGAAAAAACAATATTTGGACTTACTTCAATATCGAAAAATATACGTTTTCGCATATAAAAAATGGGTTTTTGTTTGATTTATATTCTTTTACATATAAAAAAAGCGGTTGTTATTCCGCTTCAAACTCGTCTACAATTACGAAAGACCACGTTTTCTGTGGTTTAAGTAGGTTAAGTATATTGTAAAATTCAGGTATATTATTAAACACTAAACAACCCTCTGACCAACCGCCTATACTTTGAACTATTGTTTTGCTTTTAAGGTCGTGACTGGCAGCGTGAAAGTTAAAACCTCTAATATCGTTCTTTATTTCCGTAGTTGGGTTCGTCTTTCCGTCGGTTGTAAAGTCTCTTCTATACGGGAAGCCTTTCGCTTGAACTCCCGCGGGTGTCTTCCCTCTGTGAAGTCCTAACTTATAACCGTCGTAATTCCACACGTTAGCCTCAACAACTCCCGTTCCTTTGTGTCCTTTATTAGTAGTGCAACTTGTAACCGTGACAAATTTTTCGCCTTTGAAAATATAGCACTTATCATCAAAGACGTTCGCCTGGTCTTCGTTTGACCTAACGAATAAAGCCCAATAATTAGACGGTATGCTTTCAAAAGAATCTAGGCTTTTAACCTTTTCAAGTAATTGTTTGTCGGTGTATTTTCTTACGTTACTCATAAACCTATTTTTTTATTTGATTTTAAAAGTACAATAATTAACAAGACAAGTCCTAAAATAATACCTAAAAACTTTAAAGTTGAACTAAACGAAGTCTTTTTTTCTTTCGCTATTTCTTTTCTATCCGTCTTTGCGTCTTGTTTTATTTCTTCGCGCTTAGTCTTTGCGTCTTGTTGAATTTGTTCTTTGATTATTTTATATTCGGTTCGTGTTTGCCACCTTGTCTTAGGTACGTAAACCGTGTTATTTTGTACAATAGTATCTCGGTAGTTATAGAAATACTCTTTTTGCCCATTCTTAATTATTGAATCTTTAAAGTAATATCTTATCGTATCTATTCTAGTTTCAATTTGTGCGCCTTTCTTAATTGCTTTGTTTAGGTGAAAACTTGCTGAACACGAATAAAAAAACAATAGCAACCAAGTAAGTAAAACCGCAAATAAAATTGATAGTATTTGTCTAATATCTAAATTCACTCCTGAAGTTCTTTTTTAACGTCTTTAACTTTCCTAACTAAACTCGTAATTTTTGCAATAAACGAATAACCTTTAACCTTAGTGAAACTTTCGTCCATTGATTTTACCTCAATTGAAATAAGAACTAAAGCAAGTAGTTTCGTGCTGAGGTGGTCAACAGCAACAACCGTTTGCGTTAAGTCGTTTAAAATATAGTAATCAGTAGCGTAAGTAATAATAACTGCACAGCAGTAAGTTATAAGTTTAGGAACGAACCCGTGTCTTAATTTTTTTGACTGTATGCTTTCACCTACATTGTGAGCTTTCCACACACCGAAAAAAGTATCGATAATTGTCGATAACGCCACAAGCAAAACGATAAACTTTATCGGGCTTAAAAAGACCAACAAAGAATTAAATAAAGCTATAAAATAAGTTTTCATCCTAAGGCTAATGCTTTTAACCAGCTTCCGTTCACTGGTGTTAAATTTTCAACTAATGCAATTGACTGTAATAAATCTCTACTTGTTCTTGTATTAACCCCAACCTTTTCGGCAATACCTTGTAAAACGTTTGTCTTATATACAGATAAGTCTACTTGATAACCTATTGCAACGGCATTTAACCAACTACCTTTATTTGGTGTTCTTTGTCCTTTGCGTCTTGCCCACATTTCTATATCAATCATATTATTAAAATAGAGTTAGTAAATCCAGTATCTTCTTTTTTACTTGGTTTAATATCCGAGTCTTTGTTCAGTTCAGAAATAAACTCAGGATATAAATCTTTATTTTCTTTTAAGTATCTAAATAACCTAGTTTCGTAAAAACTCGCTTTTTGTGCGTAGTGTTCCATCGAAAAAACAACTTCGCCTTGTGTCACTTGGCTTGAATAGTCTCCGAATTGTTGTTGAATACCTTTATTTTTAAGTTGGTAAGATAAGCCGAAAACGGCATCTTCAGCACTTCGCCACGCTACAACTGGCTGAATATATGTAACAAGAGTTTCTTCGTCGTTATTTAAAGTCTGTGCATTATAACCCGTTAACATATAGTTATAAAAGTACGTTCCTAAAATTGGCTGTACTCTCATATCAGATTGTGTTTTAATATACGGGACAACGTCGTTAACGTCTACATTTGCCGTTATAGGTGTTTGCGTTTTTAAGTAGTTTTCAGTTATAAAGTAAATCATTGCGCTGGTGTTTGTTGGTTAACAGCTTGTTTGTCTCTTGTAACGTCACCACCTTCAACGGGTGGCAAAGAAGCCATTGCACGAATTTCGTTTATTGTCATTGACTCAAGCACTTTAGTAGCAAGTAAAGGTGACATAGTGTTTAATGCGTCGCTAACTGCGTTCGTATCTTCGTCAAGTTCGATTATTGTTTCGTTTACTATTTGGAAGTTATTTATTGAAAACGTTGCTTTTAAACCGCCTATCTCAAATAGTTCGTTAAAGATGTCTTCAATAATAGTTCTTAAAGGTATAATCGTGTTTTTCTCGAATATAATGTACGCCTGTTTAATGTCCGAACCGCTTCCAAGTTTTCCGCTAACTCGAATACCCATTAATATTGGGTCGATAATATGCGCTTGACAAATCTTTGAATCAATACTTTCAGTTGTATTTTGAAACAAGTTGTCGTTTGAGTTTGTCGGTATGTTCTCAATTTTCGGAAGGCTTTCCTCATTGTTTGCAAAAAAGGCAATTGCTTTGCCACCATTTGCACTTCCTTTCGCCTTGTCAATAGTGTTTTTAATTGCTATTTTTTCCTCTTCTGACTGCGGTTTTTTTGGGAACATCATTGCAAAAGACGGGAAAATTGAATTTATTATATTACTCTTTTGCAAGTAACTCATCTCACCATCCAAAAACGCCCAATTCATTGCACTTGAATATTGCGGAATGGGATATACGTCTTGTCCTACTGAATGATTCTCCCAAACATACAAACATTCTAATTGACGAACTCCGAACTTATAAGGCTTTATAGTTTTAATCTCTATTTGTGAACTCCAATCGTCGCAAATAAAGTAATTTTCTTTATACTTGTCGGTTCGAACCTTTTCCGCACCTATGTGTTTAATTTTTATTAGGTCTCCTGACTGGTTAAAACAAAGGTAAAAGTAAAGTCTATTGTGGATAATAACGTCTTTCGTTACTACTGGCACTATCTTTTTTAGGTTTACTCTTTTATCGAATGTATAAACGTCAACTTTTTCTATTGCTGAAGCGTTCTTATCAACTGTAATTTCAAAACCACCACCAACACAAGCGTTTGTTTTATAATCAACTATTGCACCGTGTAACGGGCTAGTATAGTACATTTGATTAAGTAATTGAGGGTAAAGGTCGTCAGAACCAAATCTTATTCTACCGTTAACAACTTGTCTTGAATTAACGTAAGGTAGTGAAAGGTTGCCTTCACCTACTTTTAAAAACGGTGTGCTAAACGCTTGATAGTTGTTACCTTCGACAACTTGAACGCTTTCTTTTTTACCTCCTATTTCTATTCCGAATATTTTCATTTAATCGTATATTGAATTTATTGTTTCACCAGCAACTACCATACGTCCCTCTTCGACTAAGTTTAAGCCTATTACATTCGTGTTTTCGTCTATTACAATAGGGTCGGGACTTTCGTAAACTGAATAAGTATATTGACCTTTAATTAAAGTCAAGTCTACACCCTCCTCTAAAGTGAATAAATTGTATCTGTTTGTATATGGTGACGTGTCAACACCTACCCAGTAAATAGGCTCGGTTGCCGTGTTAAATTCGTTCTCAAAGACGAATAACCAAACAGGGGCTACTATGGTAGCGTTTTCGGTTAACGTCAAAACAAAAGTGTTTATTTGTCCTTTATCTAAATAAATCATCTTATTTAATAATAGTAATAATTACGTATTTGTTTTAAAATAAAAAACCCCCGAAGTTAATCGAGGGCTTTCCGTGTTTGCGTAGTTTATTAGATTATTGTAGGGATAACGTCTGGGTCTACTTCGTAAGCCAAGTTCTCAGCTTCCGCAGTCAATACAAGTGAGTATTTAGAACCGTCAGCTTTCGCCGTTCCTGAACCTTCACCGTAAGCGGTAACTTGAACTTTCTCAAAGTACCAATACTTTCCGTTACCATCAAGAACGATTACCGCTAAATCTCTTTGACCTTCGCCAAGAATTTTAATTGCTCTTGATTTCGCGCCTTCACGTCTGTGGAACATTAAGTTAATAGTTTGAGTAACGAAAGACGAGCCGTTAATTAAATCAATTGCAGCCTCTTCAGTGTAGTTTGAAGTGTTTCTTCTAAACTCGAACTCTTCGAAGTCAGCAGTTACTGTAATTGCTGTTATAATCCAGTTAGGTAAATCAATATCTGTAGCTGGATTTATTGTAACGTTATCAAGGTCGTTAATATAAATTTTTGTGATGCTTCCTATATTGTTGTCGCATCCTTTGATTATTGCTTCTATTGTCGTGCAGGACATATCTATAAAGTATTAAAAAAGGGGTGAGGGTAATCCCCAACCCCCTTTAGATTATTAAATCAATTAATTAAGCTGGTGCGAAACACTCGTTGTAAACAACTATTTCAGCTGGGTTAGTATAGTGGAAACCTACCTTCATATTTGCGCGAGTTCTCAAATAAGGCTCAGCAACTGTGTCAGTTAAGTTAACCGCTTTCAATGCTTTGCTATCTCCCTCTCCATCGAATGCATAGATAAGGTTAGACTTCAAAGTCAACACCATTGTGTCGTTAGGCATACCGTCAGCAACTACAACCTTAACACCTAAGAATGTCAATCCTAAAGGCAAAGTAACGTAAGTTTGAGTATTTCCAGTCGCAGCAGCCAACTCATAAGCAGCGGCAACGTTAGCAGAAACGTAGAAACGTAAGTCAGCTTTTTTACGGATAACCGCAGCAGGTAAAGAAGTGTAAACGCTAGTCATTTCAGCGATAACATTTGAACTATCCACAGTAGTTGAGTTAATACCTATAACACCCTCAGCGTCACAAAGTTTCTTCAAATAACCGTCACACAAAGATAAAACTGGGTCTTCGCTTAGTGTGTCACCTTGCCATCTAATTAACTCTAAATCTTCTTGGATTTTCAAACTCATTTCGTTCCAATAGTAGTTCATAAAAGAAGCTACAGTGAAATCACCGTTTGAACCTTGAGCCATTTGCAAAGATACGAAAGACTGCTCTAAATCAAACTGACATATTTGACTGAGAGCTGAGAGGGCACACACCGATATGTCAATAGCGTCCAAAGAGTCGTTAGGAGCTGAAAATGAGCAAGTTGACGCAGCAAGGATATTACCGAAAGTAACGTTTGCTAATTTAGTCTCTGACTTAATGCCCGGCAAAGTTCTGTAATTGTCAACTAAATCTTCAGTTAAATAAGCACGAGAGTAAAACTCGTCAGGGTTTGCACATAAAAGCGCGTTTGTTTCGATATCCAAATCGAATTTTAATTTTCTGTTCATTTTAATTTTCTTTAAATAATTGTCTATACTTTTTTAGTCTGTCAATTGCCGTGAATTTTTGCTCTGACAATTCAACTTCTTCAACCTCGTTTTCTTCAACAACGGGTATTAATGCTTTAACCTCAGCAATAGCCTTCATTAACTCGGTAGCCATTGCGTCGAGTACAGGTTGCACGATAGCAAGAACCGCTTCGGAATCTGTTTGAGGGTCAACCGCCATTTCGATTTCTTCCTCTTTAACTTCTTCTTTAACTTCTTCCGCTGCCTCAACCTCTTGCGCTTCAACTTCAGCCTCAACAACTTCTTCAGCCATTTCAGCTTCCATTTCCGCTGGAACTTCTTCTTTAATCTCAACAACTTCGCCGTCTTTTACAACGTAGATTTTGCCCTCGATTAAATGTTCTCCGTCGGGTAACTTCATACTTAATTTATTTAATTGATTACTTAATTTAAGACC